GGATGACCGCGGCGTCGAGCGTGCCCGCCGCCCCCGCCGCAACGATGCGGCCCGCCGCGGTCTCGCCCCCGACCGTCGCCGCGGCGTGGATCGCCACGCGGTTCTCGGTGGCGTCCCACACGGCGTAGCCGAGCAGGGCGTGGTTGGCGGTCTGCACGGCCAGCCGGCCGCCGGTCAGGACCAGCGTGTCCGCGTCCTGGGCGGTGCCCGCGCAGAGCGCGATGCCTGCCGGCGTCTGCGAGAGCGGGTCTCCCGCGTCCTGCGGCAGCCAATAGGCCGCGCCGGGCGCGAGCCCCCAGCCCGGGATGGTCACCGCGCCCCAGCGCACGATGCGCACCAACGCGCCGGAATCGGCGTGGCCGAGCGCGATGCCCGCGAAGCGCGCGTGGTCGCCCGCCGCGCACGGCTGCGCGAGCCCGGCGGCGATCATGCACGGCGTGCCCGCGTCGATCTCCGCGCCGGCCTCGATCTCCAGCGGCCCGCCGGACGCCTGGATGTCGGAGCCCTCGCCCTCGGCGCAGGAGTCGACCACCGGGCAGCAGCCCGCGCCGAGCAGGTTGCCGTCGGCGTCCTTAAGGCGCATGCGGAAATCCGCGCAGTCGTGGCCCGGCCGCGCGGCGAACCACGCGGTGAGCGCGGACGCGCGGGTGTCGGTCTCGCACGCGCCCGACGCGACGTCCCATTCCGCGAGCGCGGCGTCCGTGCCGGGGGCGTGCAGGCAGAGGGTGCCGGCGGCGAGGTCAACGCCCTCGTGCGACTCGACCGCCACGGTCTCGACGCTGGCGAGCCCCAGCGCGCCGTTGATCGTCGCGGTTTTCCGGTCGCGGTTGTAGGTGATTGTCAGCGCCATGACTGTCCTCCTCGCCTCCGGCCTTGATCGTGTTTACGGGTGTTTGCCGCGCGCGGACCGGGGCGGCGCGGATTCCGGCGGCGCCCCGGTCCGCGCGGACGGCGCGTCCGGTTCCTGCGCGAGGGTGAGGGTTTCGCCTGACGCGGCGTCAGGCTTGGCCGCGTCATCCTGCCCGGGCGCGCTGAAGACGGCGTCGAACAGGCTGGCGAGCGGCTTGCCCGAGAGGGTGTCCGAGACGGGCGCGCCCGCGCCGCGGAGCTTGGCCCGCGCCTGCTCCTCGGTGAGGCCGTTGGAAAGCCTGCGCGCGGCTGGCGTTTCCGCCGCCGCCGCCGGCCCGGAACCGGGCGCAAGGTTGAAGTGCGCTGCGAGCGCCTCGCGGTCGGCGGGCGCGAGCGCGCCCGGAGAGGCGATGTGCACCGCCTCTCCGGGGCGCCGCGCGGCGCCCAGCAGGAACGTCCGAGCGTGGCCGGGTTTGAGTGTGTAGACAGGCATGCCGGGCCTCCTCCTTTACAGCGCCGTGTCGAGCGAGGGCGTGATGCCGGCGAGGATCTTGCCCGCGCCGGTGAAGCTGCCGACGGCCGTGTAGGTCAGCCGCAGGTAGCGCTTGACGCCGGTCGGCAACGGCTGCGGCTTGACGATCCAGCCGTCCGCGTTGATGTCGGCGATCGCCCGGGTCGGATACGTGACCAGGTCTTTGAAATTCTCGCCGTCGTCGCCGGTCTCCAGCTTGGCCGCCATGCTGGTTCCGCCCGCCACCGCGCCGCCGTCGATCTTGGCGAACACGTTGAGCCTGCGGGACAGGTCGTCGCCGCAGTCTTTGAGGTCGAGGATGTTGGTGCTGGCCGCGCTGGCCAGATCCTGCGCTTCGCTGAACATGAGGTTCTTGTCGATATTCATTGTAATTCTTTCCTTGGGGTTGGTCCCGCCCTGCCCGCGCGGCGCGCGGATTTGGCGCGCGCCGCGCGTGACGGTGGCGGAATGGGTTTAGCTCGCCGCCGGGACAACCGTCTCGTTGACTTCGAGGCACTCGAGCTTGCGGATCGGGATGCCGTCGAAATGCATCACCTCCTGCCCGCCGAGGTCTTTGAACGTGAAGCTCGTGACGAGCACCTGGCGGCGCGTCTTCACGGCCAGCCACTCGTAGACGCTCTCCGGCATGTAGAACACCGGCTTGAGGCCGCCCGTCTTGACGCGCGTCTTGAGGCGCAGCATGTCCTCGCCGAGGTCTTTGTCGAGCGTCGTGAGGTTGTTGCTCTCGATGTTGCAGATGCGGCCGCAGGAGCGGAAGTCCTTGACCGTCAGGCCGACGCGCCACTTGAAGAACTGCTCCTTCACCTCCAAACGCGCGCCGTCGTCGGACACCGTGATGGTGTTTTCTTTGACCGGTCCGCGCTCGAGCCCGCCCTTGCTGCCGCGCGGATAGTGCAGGTACGCGCCCCGGCGGCCCCAGCCGATCAGCCAGATCGAGCGCAGCGCGGTGTTGCTGGCGCTGGTCGAGCGGGCCGAAGACTGGATGCAGTAATGCGCGCTCGTCTTGGGGTCCGTCCCGCCGTAGGCGTTGTAGATCGGCTCCAGTCCGTTGAACTTCTTGGCGTTAACCTTGATGTTGCCGTAGAAGATCGCGTCGGCGACCTCGTTGCCCATCGCCTCGGCATGCGAGAACGCCTCGTCCAGCATCTCCTCGGCGCCGTTCGGGCTGTCGTCGATCAGCTCCTTGTCGACCTGGATCAGGCTCTTGAGCGTGCCGATCGCGTTGGACACCTGTTTCTTGCTCCCTTTCGAGGGCTGGACGCCTTCGTAGTAGGCCGTCCACGTGGCGTCCGGCAGGCCCGTCCGGATTGTGGTCCGGTCGTTTTCCCGCCCGTTCGCCTCTTTTACGACCGCGTCCGCGAGCAGCTCGGAGTTCGCCTCCAGCACCAGCTCCACGATGTCGCGGTCGAACGACCCGTCCTCTTTGAGACCGTTGTAGAGGTCCCGCAGCGTCGGGTTGCGTGTTCCCTTGATCGCCATGATTCATTTCCTCCGTTGCCCCCGCGAACAGCCGCAGGGAGATTGTGTCATTTGCCGCCGTACATGCGTTCGGCCAGGGAGCGCTCGGCCGCGCCGCCCTTGTCGCCGCCGGGCGCGCCGTCGCGCGTGAGGCCCCGGCCGATCTTGGCCAGCGCCTCGATGATGTCCGGATCGCTGCCGAACGCCTCGACGCGCGCGAGCCTCTGGAAGAGGTCCTTGCCGAAGACGTGCTCCCCGCCGCGCCGCCCCTCGGCCACGAAGCGCTTGATGTCGGCCCCGAAACGCTTGCCGCACTCGTCGCGCATGGACTTCATGACCGCGCGGTCGGCCTCGTGCGCCGCCCTGTACTGGCCCGAGACGTGCTTGGCGTAGGCCGCGATGATCTCGTTGGCGGCCGCGTCGCCGATCTTGTGCTTGATAAAGAGCGGGGCCACCGTCTTGAGCGCTCCGTCGTCCCATGCCGGGGCCGGGCCTCCGTCGCCGCCGGCCAGGTCGATCTTTTTGATCTTCGCCAGGTACGCGTCGATCTCTTCCGGCTTCACGTCCGGATCGGCTTTCTCTTTCTTCTGGCCGACGTCCTCGTCGCCGGCCAGCAGCGAGCCCGACGCGCCGTCGCCGTCATCGCCGCCGCCCGCCCCGCCGTCCAGGACGGACCCGCCGCCGCCGCCTTTGTCTCCCTCTCCGCCCGCGCCGCCGCCCGCGCCGCCGTCCCCGTCCTCCGGGGCCATGAGCGTCCATCCGAGAATCTTTTTCATCGTTTCGCCTCCTCGCTCCGCGCGGCCTGGCGTTCTTCGTTCCAGCGCTCGGCGCGTTCGTTGTTTTCCGCCTGCCGCGCGGCCTGGACCTGCTCGTTCCAGCGCGCGACGCGGATGTTGTTCTCCTGCATGGCCAGGGCCACGAGGCCCTGCGCCGCCCGGTTGCACGCGCCCAGCAGGTCGGCACCGGCGTCGCGCCGCCCGGCCGCGTAGGCCAGACGCACCGCGTCGCCGTCGCCGCACCCCGTGCGCTGCCACACGCCGCTCTTGGCGAGCAGCCCCATGAGCGCGCGCCGCCCCGCCGGCGTCTCCAGCACGGACGCGATGTCCGCGTCGAGCTGCGCGTTGCGCTCGGCGGCCTGCCGCTCTAAAACCTCTCTCACGCTCACAGCATCCCCCCTCCGATCGGCCCGGCCGCGCCGAGCAGTGTCTCCAGCGCGCTGGCCCCGCCCGCGCGCGTCTCGCTGAGTGTCTTGGCGGCGTCCGCGTAGCCCGGCACCTGCCGCCCGAGCTCGGCCCGCGCCGCCGCCTGCTGCATCTCCTGCTCGGCCTGGGCGCGCCGCTCGCGGATCTTGCGCACGTCTGCGTCGGAGCGGATGCAGCCGCCCGGCACGGCCAGCGCCTGCGCCGCCTCGTCGAGCATCTGGTCGAAATCGATCTTGTCGGCGCTCTCGGGAGACGCGGCGAGCAGCCCGCCCGCGAACTGCGAGAATCGCATGAGGCCGCCGAGCCGCGCCTCTTCCTGCTGGCGCATGTGCAGCGTGGAGACATATTCCGCGATGAATTCCTCGCCGCCCATCGCCTCGGGCGGTTCCGGTATCAAGCCGTGTTCGGACATCACCGTGAAGACGGCGTCAATCAACGGGTCAAAGAGACCGTGGTTGAGGTTGGTCAGCACCGGTCCGAGCAGGCTGATTTTTTCTCCGCTCATTTCCTCGACCTGGCGCGCCGTCATCTGCGTGTTCGAGGTGTTGGCGACCGTCAGGATCGCGTTGAACAGGTCGGCGTAGAACACGCGGCGCAGCCGCGCCTCGACCTGGGAGATTTTCATTTCGACCGCCTGCACGTCCGGCGGCTGGTCGATCAGGCTGTGCAGCGATCGGTCGCGCCCCATGCTCTCCGGATAATAGGTGATGCCGCCGGGATAGGTGTTGACCGCGCGGCCCTCCATCCCTTCCGGAGCGGCCAGCGGCGGGTCCACGCGCTGAGCGATGGCCTTGAGCGAATCGAGCTCCAGCCGGTACAATTCAAGCACCTCGGGCAGGCCGATGCGCCCCGGGCCGGTGCCGTAGACGCCGTCCAGGACGTCCCAGCGCGGGCACAGGATGGGGTTGTAGCCGTATCCCCGGATGTCGATGATGCCGGACGTGTCTTCGCCGCCGCACTCGTCGCGCGTCTCGGACCACCACACGGAAGCGAACGGCGTTTTTTCCCGGTCCAGGTCGGGGAATCGTCCGCCCGCGTTGGGGCACACCAGGTTCCAGAGCGCGAAGCGCCGCTCGTCGCTGCCCGCCTCGCACGCGCGGGACGCGCCTTCTGGACAGCGTTTCTCGCCGAACTCCTCCATGATCTCCCGCGCCGTCATGGAGACGCGGCGCAGCAGCACGTCGACGCGCCCGCGCCGCGTGCTGCCGATCCAGAACGCGCCCGTGTCGATC